GGAGAAAACAGGATGCAGATCAAGTCTATCCTGAATCGGGTGCAGTTGCACCCAGGATTTGCATATGGCGCTGTCCGCTGGCGTGATCCGCAGACTCGCATTATCCTTGCCGTTGAGAATCCCCACCATAACAGCGAGTGGCTTATTGATGGCATAATTACCACTAACAAATCGGCACATACCGTTTTCCCCACGATATTCGGCAAGTGATGACCGAGAAAGCTTTTTGAATTCAAAGATCAACTCTAACCGTTTCCCTGACACATTGGATGAATACGTGATATCTTTTTTGATCCGATCAAGCAAGTTACCTTCTTCAGAAAAAAGAGCGTTTTGTGATTCATTAATCCAAAACCCAGTTAGCCCCGAGTCCGCGCTAAACAGCTCTAGGTAATAACATAGCCTTTCCGTGAGTTTGGGCTCGTCCTTTGTGTATTGAACCTCGCGGGGCTGTGCTTGCGCGATCCGATCCCAAGTTGTTACTAGAAACAGTGCTGCGTTTTTTGTTTCTTCGACCGGAAACAACTCTTCCCAAGAATACCGCTGGCTCACCGGTTCGCCTCCACTTCTGGCTTGGTCATAAGTACGTGACGAACTATACGCTCCGCATCGCGATATGCCTCGGAGCTCAGCCAAAAACGTGTGATAAGCGGCTTTACCAAATATATCGTATTCCCCGCGCGAATCACCACATCCGTGGCCAGATACAGATTGTTCTGAATTTCTAGCGGTAGCAACTGTTGTTCCGTTAAGTGCTGCAATAGATGATTGACTGCTTGATCATTTGCAGTCGCGTGAATAATTCCAGAATCATTTTTTTGTTTTTTCATCGCAGGGTCCACCCGCACCACACCTAAAGGCCCACAAATTCTACTTGAATTAACGCTGATCGCCACTGTGACGTCGCCAAGACCGCCTCGGGCTTCTCGCCATGCATGGATTTCGCCGTGGAGCGCTTGGGCGTATTCATTGAGATGGGATTGATTCGGCCTTTTTTGCAAGGGGGTCTCCAAGCCCACTATCGAACTGGGTTGAAGATTCGGGGCAATCTTGCCTGCGGCCTCGCGCACTCGCGCCTGTTGCGTGGAATTCAGATTGAAGTATTCAAAAATAAATGGCTCTAATATACGGGGATCATATTGCTGATTGCATTCATCAAGCGTGCGCATGTGTTCTGCAACTTCACCGACGATGCTCCAGGCACGAGTAGGATTGGCATGCCGATCAGGATGAATGAACGGTAGTTGTCTAATATCACTGAGAGTGACGCGCTCCCGCTCGAAATTGATCTGATAGGCTGTAAGAAGTAGCACATATTGTGCGAGACTCGAATGCATGTAAGCTGCCACAAACTGCAAAAGAGCCTCATCCTTTTTCGGTCCGGCAATAACCCCAATACTGCTACTGAAAGAAAAAGCCCTCCTAGAAAACGCCGCCCGAATGCTCCGGTGGCTTGTAATCCCGTCTGTAAAAACGATCTTCGGCCCTTCAAAAATCTCCAAAAGATCCTCGGGTAAGCGAGCGACTGTCTCGATATTGTCAGGAAAAGCCGACAGCAACCGTTGGTCGAACACAGGTCCATCGACAACAAAACGCTTGGCATCGAGATATGGCAGTTCTTGTAGCGGATGGGATGAGACAGGATCAAGAATGGATTTGTCGTGCTTATGAAAACCCTTGCGCGTGAGCCACGATTCGTTACTGTCAATAAAATTGCCAAGTGTGCCTTGCAAACGGAGGCTGGCAATGGTAGAAACATCGCGCCCCGTTCCCCAAAAAAGCGTTGTGAGCAATTCGTTGTTCTGGCGTACAGTCCAGGTTGATAAAAAATGTCGATCAGAGCCGTGGAGGGTAAGACGACCGAACGCGAAGCTGATATCAGCCTTCGGCACCCAATACTCAAAAGTTTCCGTCCTTGGAATTTTCCCAAGCAAAGGTTCGGGCCGAGGCGTAGCGATCGCTACGACACAAGGTTGTTTTGCCGTATTAAACAGCAGTTTCCGCAGATCTCCGAAGTTAATGAGTGTTTCAAGCTGGTAGTTATCCAGCCAAGTCTTAAAAAAAGCAGCGCTGGTCGGAGCTGCCACAACACTGGCAGGCAAAATCAAACATACGCGGCCGCCTTGTGCGAGACTATCACGCGCCCGTAGCATAAACGCACTTGCCATTTGTCGGCGAGGAATCTGAATGCCTTTATCCTTAGCCCATTGGTCGCTGCTGAGAAATTCGCCTTTTTTAGGCTCAACCCATGGTGGATTTGATAGGAAAATCGTGAATCTTCCTGCGCAAGCATGGGGATTATTTTCAGAAAAGAAATCACCGACATCTGGTCCTCCCGAAATATTCTTCTCGCGCAAGGACGGCAATTTGACATTTTCATTATCTTGTAGTTCTGCAATATCCGCCGGTTGCAATCCTTCCAGAATCGACAAATAAAGGCTGAAAGCGGTGACGCGACAGGCCGAAACATTAATATCAGAGCCGAAGATATGCTCTTCCAATAGTTTGCGACGGTCCCGAAACGGGAGGGGATGCTTATTTTGAGCTTCGGCGTAGGCAAGCATCCTACGATATGCCGTTGTCAGAAGAATTCCGGACCCGCATGCACCATCATAGATACGTTCCCCGAGAATATCTGGAGAGCCAGCAAACGCTTGGTCGACGACCAGATTTGCAAGATGGCGGGGGGTGTAATAAGCACCGACATCCCGCTTTTCTTCCGACAAAAAAGTCTCATAAATACCGGAGATGAGCTCAACTGGAATATAGCGAAAATCGTAATGCCATAGACTCCGCTGACCCGACTCTAAATCCATACGACTTAGAAATTCATTCAGCCGAACGAGTGCCTCGTCGGGAAGCGTCTTCCACAACACCGAACCTTTAGTCCCCGGCTCGAGAAAGTCACCGTTAAAATCTCGTTTAAGCTGCGAGAACAACCGTGCGATACCGGGACGATCTCTCGCAGACACCGAATCTTTGAGACAACCAAGCACATGTTTGGTGCGATATGTTTCTCCGATGATTTCCCTGTGCTCAAGGTAGGAGACGAACAAAACCTGCGCCACAAGGTATTGGGCATCCACCTTTTTGAGGCCATATCTCTCAAGATCCAGAACAATAAGAGAGAGATTGCGCAACAAGACACAATCCACGCGGGATTCAGCCGTAAACCAGTCGGGGTGACGACGAAATGCACCACCGGATTGAACATCGCGGAGTGAGTAAGGACCTGCCTCATGAGCCTGCCCCCGTAAAAGTTCTTCGCCAACAAAGTCGCGCCGATTGACTGGCACAGCCAAGGCATCGCCTTTGCGCACCACCAGGACGATGGAAATTAAATTTTGATTCCAGATTTTCTCCCGGATGCGATCAAGTGCATCCGTATCCTGCGCGAAACGACCATCATCCTCAATGAAACAGATCGTAGGAACCCCATCCACATCGAAAACTGCGGCTGCATGAATGATCCCTGTAGAACCAAAGAGTTCTTCGATCTCACCGCGATAAGCATGAGTAGCGGGCACAGGAGTGCCACGATGATAAAGGCCTTCCGGGGAGCCAGAATACCCCAGAGCGTTGAGCCAGTCTGTTGTTGTTGAGTGGGTCACAGGAACATACCTTTCTCTTCTGTTGACTTTTGTTAAGTATTATCATAATAATTGACAAAATCAATATATTTATTGTAATCATGACGAGCAATCTACTCGTCATGATTAGTACGGACACCCAATATGACCACCAACATAACTAAAAGCCGGCGAGTCGATCAGCCAGCCAAATCTGACTGGCTGGCATCGCTGAGTTACGCCCAACAACAACGACTACGTTTTTTTGAAGCTCGGCTGTTATGGGAGGGACAAGTCAATCGGCAGGATGTGTGCGCCGAGTTGAGCAAGAGGCAATACCCTAAGTGCAGGGGATGTGAGGGGGCGAGGTAAATGGCTGCGAAGAAGAAGCCACGGGTGGTGAAGCAAGGGACATCAAGGGCGCAGGCAGCACAGCGTCGTGTTGTCTTTGTGGAGGTCTTTGTCTCCAACGGCGGGAACGGAACAGACGCAGCAATTCAGGCAGGATTTAGCGCGAGGACCGCCGGGGTCACAGCTTCGCAGCTCCTTAAAGACCCTAATGTTTCGGCTGCTATCAAGGCGCGGCAGGCTGAACTGGCCGAGAAACACAAGCTCACGACCGAATCCGTCATCGCAGAACTGGCCAAGATCGTCCATGCAGATCCACGCAGAATGTTTGACGCGAATGGGAACCTGTTGCCCCCTGGCGAGTGGCCGGATGACCTGGCCGGGGCTATTGCCGGGGTTGATGTGACCACCACTCGCGGCGAGATCGAAGTCACCACGAAGAAGATCAAGCTCTGGGACAAGAACTCCGCCATCGAAAAGGCCATGAAACACTTGGGGCTGTTCGAGCAGGACAATAAGCAGAAAACGATGATGTCTGATCTGCCGAGGGATTTGGTTAAGGCTATTTCGGCACGATTGCGGGGCGAATGACGGTCTAAAATGGAGCATTTTAACCGGATGATTAAATTTTGATATATCAACGAAAAATAACAATGGCCCACGGGCCTGATACCGAAGAAGTGGTTAGGTAATGGCAGCCACAACCCAAGACCTTTCATGGCTCGATGACCTGCCGGAAAAGGCAAGGGTGGCCCTCTTGTTTGAGGCAGAGGCGCAGCTTGCCCTTGAGAAGCTGGCAGACTACAAGCCCTATCCCAAACAGCTTGGCTTTATCGCTGCCGGTGCGGTCTTTCGGGAGCGGCTTTTCAGGGCAGGCAATCAGCAGGGGAAAACGCTGACCTCTGGGGCGGAGTGTGCTTACCACCTGACCGGAGAATATCCAGAGTGGTGGGCAGGACGAAGATTCAGCCGTCCGGTTGTGTTGTGGGCGTCTGGAGAGACTGGAGAGGCGACAAGAGACAATCCGCAGCGCGTTTTACTTGGGCTTCCTGGGGAAGAAGGGACGGGCATGGTCCCGCATCGGTGCCTTGGCGGTGATTACGGCATGGCCTCTGGTGTGGCCGGGTTGTACGATTACATCAAGATTCGACACGTCTCTGGCGGGTGGTCCCTGCTGCGATTCAAATACTACGCGCAGGGCCGCAGAAAGTGGCAGGGGCCTCCGGTGGATGTTGTTTGGTTCGATGAGGAACCGCCACCGGACATTTACGACGAGGGGCTGGCCAGAACAATCGCCACGGGCGGGATGTCCATGCTGTCGTTTACGCCACTGCTCGGAATGTCTGAGGTGGTCCGCCGTTTCCTGGTGGACCCGACGCCGGAACGGTCAGACACGAACATGACAATCGAGGACGCAGACCACATCCCGGCAGAAGAAAAAGCCAGGATCATCGCGTCGTTTCCAGAGCATGAGCGTGAGGCGAGGGCAAGGGGTGTTCCAACAATGGGGTCCGGCCTGATCTTCCCTGTTGCGGAAAGCCGGATCTCCTGCGAAGCGTTTGCTATTCCCGCGATATGGCCGATGATAGGTGGAATAGATTTCGGCTGGGATCATCCGACCGCAGCCGTAAAAATCGCATGGGACAGGGATCAAGATGTTGCCTACATCACGGCTGTTTACCGGCAGAGAGAAGCAACGCCGATAATTCACGCCGCTGCGTTGAAACCATGGGGGGCAAAGCTGCCATGGTCATGGCCACATGACGGGCTCCAACATGACAAGGGATCGGGGTATCAGCTCGCGGAGCAGTACCGGCTGCAAGGGCTCAACATGCTGGCCGAGAACGCGAAGTTTCCCGAGCAGGCTGACGATACCAAAGTGAGCCGAACCAGCGTAGAGGCCGGGCTGATGGAGATGCTTGATCGGATGCAGACCGGCAGGCTCAAGGTGTTCGCGCATCTGTCGGAGTGGTTTGAGGAGTTCAGGTTGTACCATCGGAAAGACGGGAAAGTGGTAAAGGAGTACGACGATATTATGTCCGCTACTCGATACGCGCTGATGATGCTCCGATATGCAGAACTGGAGACCGCAGGCTACCAACGAGAAAAGAGGCCAGCACCCAACTGGCGCACCGCATAAAAAAATTAAGGAGGGGGAGATGAAATTTTTCCATGTTTATTCCGGGGACACAATTTTCGGGGAACGTAGTGGTATTTTTATCGAAATGGGCCGGGGGAAGGTTGAGGGTATTTCTATTATTTTGAAGGTGGCGGGGAAGAAAAAAAGAAAATTGAAGATAGATCACGGGGATCGACAAGTTTATGCTCCCCCCGTGTGGTGGGTGCGATTTTATTATCGTTCCGTCTGGAGGAAACACTGGCTTTTAGGGAAAGTTGGGGCGCGCTATGGTTTGGGCGCTAGAGGCGAAGGGCCTTTTGTTGGAGTTTAAAAAAACACTTGGAAAACAAGACGGTTTCTGGTAACAGAATAAGTATCTGAAAAATTAAATTGACATTCGGTTACTGACGGAACCAGCCCAACGGTCATCCTAAGGCCCGCAGCGGAGCATAAAAGCTCTACTGCGGGCCTTTTTTTTGGCCAAAAATCAGAGCAGGCGCATGATAGAACTTGATCTCCTGAAATACACGCAATGGCTGGAAGAGATTTCGCAGCAGCCGGCGTGGCGGTCCAAGGCCGACAAGGAGATGGATTATTATGCGGGGAACCAGCTCGACGCCGAGGTGTTGGAGCGGCAGCGGGCGGTAGGTATCCCTCCGGCCATAGAGCCGCTGATTGGACCGACCATCGACGCAGTGTTGGGGATGGAGGTCAAGAACCGACTCGACTGGCGGGTGTTGGCAGAGGACGGCGGCGACGAGATTGCCCTGGCCCTGAACCATGAGTTGAGCCAGGCGGAGAAGAAGAGCAAGGCCGATGCGGCATGTTCAGAGGCGTATGCCACTCAGGTTTCCGTTGGGATTGGCTGGGTTGAGGTTGGGCGTAATGCTGACCCGTTCAAATACCCGTACCGCTGCCGGGCAATTCATCGCAATGAAATTTGGTGGGACTGGCTGGCAAAAGAGCCAGACCTGTCCGACGCACGGTACTTGATCCGCAGAAAGTGGATGGACCGCGAGCAGGCCGCCCTGATGTTCGAGAGCAAGCGCGAGTTGATTATGAACGCCGCGATGGGCTGGAACGGGGTTGACATCGGTTCGTTCATCAACGATGGCGGAACGGCCACCGGCCTGGGGATGTCGATTGAAGAGGAGCGGGGCTGGTCCATTGAAGAGATGGAGTGGCGCGATCTGCAAACTAAGCGCGTGTGTCTGTTCGAGGTTTGGTATCAGGTTTGGGAAAAGGCCCTGATAATCAAGATGGCCGATGGCCGCGTGGTGGAGTTCGACAAGAAGAATCTGTTGCACATGAGCATGGTGGCCGAGAATGGGATCAAGCCGAGATATGCGGTTGTCTCCCGGATGCGGTTGTCGTGGTGGGTTGGGCCGCATAAGCTGCATGATGGGCCAACCCCGTACAAGCACAACAAGTACCCGTATGTTCCGTTCTGGGGCAAGCGTGAGGATCGTACCGGCAAACCGTTTGGGTTGATCCGGGGCATGATGTACTTGCAGGACGAGGTGAACGCCAGGATCTCCAAGATGCAATGGGGGCTTTCGGCGGTAAGGACGATCAGGACGTCTGACGCTGTGCTGATGAGCGATGCGGAGCTTAACGCCGAGGTTGCCCGCCCAGACGCAGACATTGTGCTGGACGCCAACAAGATGCGGGATGGCGGGGTGTTCAAGGTAGAGCGTGACTTCCAGCTCAACTCCCAGCAGTTCAGCCGGCTTGAAGATGCGCGGGAAGGGATCAAGCGGACGGGTGGAATATACAACGCCTTCATGGGCCAGGGCGGACAAGCGAAATCAGGGGTGGCGATAAATTCACTCGTTGACCAGTCCAGTCAAACCCTTGCCGACATCAACGACAATTTCAAGACTGGGAGGGCTGGCGTAGGGGAACTGCTCCTCTCCTTGATTATTGAGGACATCGGAGACCGTGCGAAAGAGGTAAAGGTTCCCCCTGGAATCTCTAAGGAAGAGCAGATAATCACCCTGAACGCACCGAGAGAAGATGGCGAGGGGTTGGACAATGACATCCAGCAGATTCATGCACGGGTTGAACTGTCCGATGTCCCGAGCAGCCCGACTTTCCGCAGCCAGCAGTTGCAGACGTTGGGAGGGGCGTTTGAGTCGATGCCTGCAAATTTCCAGGCCATTGCCCTACCGCACCTGCTGAACCTAATGGACATCCCGAACAAGGATGAGATCATGGAGGCCGTGAAGCAGGCCAGCGCTCAACCCACCCAGGAAGACATCCAGAAGATGATCGACGATGCGGTGAAGCAGAGCAAGGTCGAGACCATGGCTGCACAGAAAGACCGGGATCTCGATATCAAGGAGAGATCGGCGCAGGCGAAAGACGACCTGATTTTGAAGCAGGCTATCGAGGCCGGGGTGAGGGCCGCATACTCTGCAATGCAGACCGGGGCGATCATCATGCAGAACCCGGCTGTTGCTCCGGTGGGTGATGATGTGCTGGCCATGGCTGCAGGCGGAGATGTCGGGCCGGTTGATCCTGCCGTTGCCCCGCAGGAAATAGAGCAGATGATGCCAGCCACCCAGGATGTAATGGCGCCCGCGCAAGAGATAATGTCACCAGCCATCGGCCAAGAGCAAGGAATCGAAACCCCGGGCTTCGGGGATAACCTCGGAGGGATGCAAGGATGAAGTTCCCCATCAAGCAGAGTTACACGGTCGCAGCGGCTAGCCTGACAGGGTTCGCGTCAAACGTCACCGGGGCAGCGTTCGCGCTCACGGTAAACACCCCTGGAGACGGGCTGGCTCATCATGTGACCATCAAGAATGATGCGGCCACCGATCACAGCGGAAAAACCGTTACACTGGTCGGATTCGATGCGACGAACAAGGAATTGACCGAAGTGGTTACCGGCCCGGCGGGCAGTGCCACCGTCACCAGCACCAAGGCGTTCAGCTATCTCACCTCGGCAACTCCGTCTGCAACCATTGGAACTGACACCTTTGACCTCGGCTGGGCAGCGACGGCGGTTTCCCCGTGGGTGAGCCTTGATTATCACGAAAAGTCTTTTTCTGCCTCGGTGGCAGTAACCAAAGGTGGGACGATCAACTACGATGTGGAGCATACCTACGACACGGCGCTGGAAGATGGCGCGGTGGCGTTTAAACATGCGGACATCACTGGCAGCACGGCCAACGATTCAGGTGTCTATCTCGCCCCGGTTACTGCGGTCCGGGTCAACGTAAACAGCCACACAGCCGGGACGTTCGTTCTCCACGTCCTCCAGGGGGAAAGATAATGTACCTCGTAAGATCACTCGGAGAGGCGACAGGGGTAACCGCTCCTGGGGCAGTAACAAAAATGTCTACCGGCAAGGTTTACCGGGTCCATGAATCCGCCATTGAGTCTTTCAGGGGTAACCCTGCCGCCTTTACCATTTTGGGAGGGACGGACGAAGTTACAGCCCTCGGAATTGTCGCCGCAGAACAGGCAAGCGGGACATCCGGCGATGTCGGGGTTTTGGTGGATACGGTTTTGACTCCTGCCTCTGGATGCGCCGCGGCAGATCAGGGGGCGGTGATCCACAGGACCACCATCTCTCTTGATGGGGTAGAGGTTGCGGTCGCGGATACGGGGGCATTCGGATACACAGGGCTATTTGCCTTTCCTGCCGGGCGCATTCTTATTCTTGGCGTGGTGTGTGGTGTACGGTGGGCAGTAACTTCCGACCGGGACACCACGATCAACGTGGACGCGTCGCTCACCTGGGCGCTTGGCTCTGCCCCGGCCAGCAACAAGACACTCGCCACCACAATGGTTGACCTGACCCCGAAGACGGCGGTAACCCTGGCCGCCCTTGCCGCCCTGCTCAACGACGCCAGTTCTCCGGCCCTGGCCTCCTCGGCGCAGTTTGCCTCTGGCCTTGAGGTGTATCTGAACGCAGGGTTTGAGACCGACACCGAGATTGATGCGGATGGCACCCTTGAGGCGACCGGCGCAATTACCATTACATGGATGAACTTGGGGTAATTTCGCCCCTTTTTTAGAACACCCTCCTACTCGCGGCACGGCGACAAGTGCAAGGAGATTAGCATGGCAGAGGAAACGGTTGTAAAGGACGTAGATCATTTCATGCAGAACCCGGATGAGTTTGAGGCTTTGAGCGTAGAAGACCAGGCGCGTGTTTTTTCGGGGGAAACCATCCAGGGCGAAACCAAAAGTGAGGCATCGCCCGACCTCACCGAGAAGAAAGACGAAGAGCCGGTAAAGGTTGAGCCGAAGGCGGACGATCCTGTTGTCCAGGCCAAGGACGGGAAAAACATCATCCCGTTTTCTGAGCTTGAGGCAGCGAGGGAGAAGGCTGCACGGTTCGAGCAGATGGCCCAGGACCAGGCGGCGTTGATTGCTGATCTGAAGGCGGCTCAAGAGCAGGATGCGAAGACGGGTGGCACGGAAGCGCAAGAAGCGGTAATGGCCGAATACACCGGGGAGTATCCCGAGTTGATGGAGGACATGAAGCCATTTCTTGAGCAGATGTTGGCTGGGGAGGTGAGGAAGCAGGTTGGCGAGGCGTTGGCAGGAATCAACAAGGATCTCCAACCGATCAAAGAAAGTGCGGAAGAGGCGGCAAGCAAGGCCCACTTTGACTTTATTTCCACCGCGCACCCGGACAGTGAAGAGATTGCCGCAAGCCCTGAGTTTGCTGCATGGATCGAGTCAAAACCGGCCTTTGTCCGTGAGCACTACCACCTGACGGCCTCGAAAGGGACAGCCGAACAGGTAGTGGAGTTGCTGGACGAATACAGGAAAGACAACCCGAAGGCAAGTGGCAAGGTTGACCTTGCGGGAAAGGTTGACGCTGTTCTGGCGGGGATCGAGAAGACTCCGCCTTCCAGCCTCTCGGATGTTCCCGGCGCGTCGGCAGCGCACCACGATGAAGCGGAAGCCATAAGGGAAATGAGCTCCATGGCTGTAACCGCGAAATTTATGAGCATGAGCCCTGACAAGATCAACGAGACCATGGACAGGCTGATTTAAAACGTAGCACCACAATCAAATAACCCGGTCACTTAGGGGTCCGTTCGCGGATACCCCGAAGCCCACCAACAGGCAATCATGCTTGGCGGTGGGCTTTTTTTGGCCAAAAATCAGGAGAACGAACATGGGCGAGACCAATATCCCCTACGGCTCCGACCAGGCTGTAAAAATCCAGTCTGCCGGACTTTTCGCTGCTTCCATGCAGCGCCTTACCACCATCAACCGCCTGACCGGCCCGATGTCCACCCAGGCCAACGCCGAAGCAAAAATGCGCTTCCAGTCCAGTAACGAGATGCCCATTGTCCGCTGCATGGACCTGACCAAGAAGGCAGGCGACGAAGTAACCTTTGACCTGTTGAACCCTGTCAACGGCAAGCCGATCATGGGCAGCAAGTACGCCGAAGGGTTGGGCGACACTATGGACTTCTCGCAGGATTCCCTGCGGATCAACCAGACCCGTAAGCCCATCTCTGCCGGGGGCAAGATGACCCAGCAGCGCACCCCGCACCAGTTGCGGAGCCTGGCGCGGTCTTCCGGACAGAACTACATGAGCCGCCTCAGTGACCAGCTCGGCCTGGTTCACATGGCTGGTGCCCGGGGTTTTGCAAATGACATTGAGTGGGCGCTTCCATTGGCCTCTGATGCGGATTTTGCTGAAATCTGCGTCAACCCCATCAAGGCCCCAACCAAAAATCGGCATTTTATCTCCACCGGCTCTGGTGTTGAGGGCGTCAAGGCTGGCTCCAACGCCATCACCATCGCCACCACCGATGTGATGAACATCGACGTGGTAGACGGGATCCGGACCATGCTGGACTCCATGCCGCTGCCTCCGCCCCCGGTTCGTTTTAAGGACGACCAGATGGCCCAGGATGCGCCGATGCGGGTTTTGCTCGTCTCCAGCGAGCAGTACACAAGCTTGGTGCAGTCCACCAACTTCCGCACCTTCCAGGCAAACGCCATGGCGCGGGCGCAGATGGCCAAGAACAACCCGCTGTTCATGGGTGAGGCTGGCCTGTGGAACGGCATCCTGATCGTGAAGATGCCCAAACCCATCCGCTTTTTCGCTGGTGACTCGATTGCTTGGTGTGCCTCGGCTACCACCGAGACCGAGACCATTACCGATCTGGTGCCGTCTGCGTTCTCCACCACCCATGCCGTTGACCGGGCTATCCTGCTCGGCGGCCAGGCATTGGCAGAGGCGTTCGGCCAGAACACCAAGACCGGCAACCCGTACTTCTGGTCTGAGAAGGAACTTGACCACGGCGACAAGCTGGAGGTTCTTATCGGCATGATCCACGGGATGAGCAAGATCCGTTTTCTCATCAACCATGGCGCCCAGAAGGAATACACCGACTTTGGCTGTATGGCCATCGACACGGCTGTTCGTCTGGCCGGCGTGTAACCAATAACCAAGGCGACGCCCTCCTGGGCGTCTTCCCATAATCTCTGAGGAGAAACCCAATGACTGCTTACAAGAAAGACTATGTAGACACCGAGCGGAAGTACAGCGGCCCGAGCGGCAACGCTTCCCGGATGTTGTTTTCGATGGGCACCGTTGCCGGGGTTGTTTCGGATAGCGATGCCACTGCCGCCCTTGGCTCCGGCGATACCGTCAAGCTCGGCATCCTGCCCGCAGGTATGACCCTCACCGGCGGAATGGGCGCTGTTTCCGACGCCTTCACCGCATCCTCGACCGCGGCTATCGGCTTTGCCTACTGTGATGGCGTGGACGTTGCGGCTGTTCCCCAGGATGCGGATTATTTCTTTGCCGCCCTGGCCTTGGATGCCCAGAGCCGGACCGCAGCCAACAACCTGGCCGTCAACCCCGTGACCCTGCCGAAGGACGCCTATTTGGTGTTGACCCACAGCGCCCACACGCAGGACACCACGGGCCGGTTGAACGTGATCGTGGACGGCATCCTGACCGGAACCCCCTGATCGTTGGAGTAACCAGTAAACTGAAATCCCCCTCGGCATAAGGGCGGGGGGGATTTTTTGGAGACAATTATGCGCGTGAAATATGTCGGGCTCCGGCCCAACCATAAAGACGGCCTCTACGATACCGGGGCATGGGTAAAGGATCAGGTCAAGGAGGTTCCCCCCGAGGTAGCCGAGAAGATGTTTCGGCATGGTGATGTGTATGTGCCGGACGGGACGGCGATGGATGCAGGCGAGATTGGCGTGAATGTCATTGTTGCCGGCGGAGATGCCCAGCACGAAGCCTTTGCCGCGGTGATTAGCCGGATCAAGGTTCGCTTTCTTGACTCAGTGCTGGAGAGCGGCGAACTGGCCCTTGAACTTGTGGAAGGGCTCGGGGTGATCTTGGACGAGGCTATTGCCGCAGAGACCACGGCGCAGGAGGAAGGCATCGAAAAGGTTGCCCCCGAGGAGAAAAAACTGGCGGAAAACGAAGAAGACCTCCAGAACGCCCGCGATCTGGTGGCAACCATGGAAAAGGAAGGGCTTGATAACTTCGCCGCGACCCACTTCAAGGTGAAGCTCCACCACAACATGAACGTCGAGAATGCCCGTGCGAAAGTAATCACGCTCATTGACCAGTATGGGATGAGCTGATGAAGGCTTCCGCCCTGCTTGCAAGGGTTCTCCCCCGGTTGTCCAAGTTGCCGGACGGTTCGGGGGTGTCGTTCATCGACGCCCTGAATATCGCCGTTGACGTGTTCTTCGAGCGGATGCACCGGAAGCGGTCGGAGATCGTCAAGGCCATGTTCGATGATTTTGACGTGGCCGAGGAGGTGGTGGACCTGCCGGTAACCTTCCGGGGGCTGGTGTCGGCGCGGCTGTCGCTGGTGTCCGGCAGTACCACCTTGCACATCGCGGAGCTTCCCGCAGATGTAGAGGCCCCCACAACCGGAGACCCTGCATATTTCTCCCTGCTTGGCGCCAAGCAAATGCAGTTTTACCCCGCTCCCACCTCGGCCTACACGCTGGAGGGTGGATATTACGCTCACCCGGGGACGCTCACCATGAGCAGCACCATCCCGTGGGGTGGGTTGTTTGACCGGGCACTGGCCGATGCGGTTGTGATCGCGGCGGTGACGGGAAGCCTTGACGATTCGCAGGCGGAAAAAATGATCGACGGGGTTCTGGCCGCACGGACAGTCTCCCCGCGACGCAACAAGTTATGGTGATATGACCATGGGAACAATCACCGCGCAGGCCATTGTCGACAAGGCCCAGATTGTACTGCAAGACCTGACCGCCGTTCGGTGGACAGAGGCGGAGCTGTTGGGCTGGCTGAACAGCGGGCAAAAGGAGCTTGCCACGATAAAGCCCCCCGCCTCGGTGAAAAATGCCGCCGTGCAGATGGTGGCCGGGACAAAGCAGACAGCCCCGGCTGATGCGGTTGGTGCGGTTGCGGTGGTGCGGAATATGGGAGCCGCAGGAACGACAGCAGGTAAAGCGGTGAGGCCCATCGCGCTCACCACGCTGGATGCGCTCTATCCGGACTGGCACACGGCAGATGAAAACGAAGTTGCTGAGTATTACATGGCCGACCTCGGCAATGAAAAGAACTTTTACCTCTACCCTCCCCAGCCAGCAACGCCCACCTACCTTGAGCTTGTTTACCCGTGTCAGCCTGCGGTGATTGCGACCCTTGCCGGGGCTATCGCGGTTGACGACATCTATGAGCCTGCCATGATTGATTATGTGGTGTATCGGGCGCTGGCGGAAGAGACCGAAGCGGGAAGCGATGCAAGGGCTGGGACTTATTACCAGAAATTCGCCCTCAGTCTTGGCGCAAAATAATAACGGGGATCTGCCGGTGATAATTCCAGAAGAATACAACGACTTCCAGATGTTCAAGGGGGTCGATTTCAACCAGGATATTCAGCTTGAGGGCGTTGACCTTACGGGGTGCGCTGTTAAGTGCGAGGTACGGGACAAGCAGGAGCAGACGGGGGTATTGCTTGTCGAAATGGTGTGCACTGTGAAGGATGAGTCCACGGGAGACATCAATCTCTTTGTTGAGCGGGCAAATATCCCCGATAAAAAGATAGGCTACTTCTCTGTTGTTGTGACAGATACGAACAATCTCGATTCTGTTTATCTCCTCGGCAGCATCCCCATATCCGGGATCTCCACGGTGATTGTATGAGCGTCCGGGTTGTAGGCAGCAAGGTTGTTGTGAAGACCACAAATACGGTGGTCCGGGTGAAGGTTTTTCAGGGCCTTCAGGGGCGGAGCCTGAATAATCGGGGGGATTGGGTTACAGCCACCGCATACGGTGTGCTTGATTTCTTCCGAGATGCCGCAGGGAATAAACTGTATTCGGTGCTTGTCGCCCACACCTCAACGAGCGTAGCGGCAGACCTGGCCGCGGGGAAGTTGATCGAGATGTTGAACATCGCCCAGATCGAAACCTTGCGCGATGAGGCGGCGGCTTCCGCCCTTACTGCCACCGGAAAGGCGGGAGAGGCACTAGGAAGCGCCAACGCGGCAGAGGTGTCGAACCTGGCAAGCGGAGCATCTGCGGGAGCATCAGAGGTTTCCCGTCTTGCATCTGAGGCGGCTGCAGGAGCATCTGAGGCGGCAAGGGTTTTAAGCGTAGACCAAGCTGACATCGCCACCGCCCAGGCAGTTATCGCAACAGCGCAAGCCGTGATAGCCACCAATAAGGCGGCGGAGGCAGCGGCAAGCGCGGCCTCGATAACGCCAGTGGCCGATCAGATTCACGCGGCCGCCAGCAAAACAATTCCTAATAATGCCGATGAACTCGCCGCGGCTGATAGTGCCGCCGAATTTGGCCTCAAGAAATACTCCTGGGCCAATATCAAGGCTGCGCTCAAAACGTACTTTGATACTATCTATGGGAAGTCCTACAACGCCGATGGCCTCACCCATATCTACCATCCCACCCTTGATGGGGGTTTCCGTGACCTCTATCGTTCCGGCTGGCTTCCTTCTTGGTTCAACCAGCAATGGGGCGGATCACAATGGGGTGGGTTGCCGGACGGTTCGTTTGGGAGTGTGGCTACGGGAAACGTACAGGATTCAGGAAACAACTTTGTTGGTGACTCCGCTGGTACTTTTTGGGTTTCGCAGGGATTTAAGCTGTCAGAGGCCGAAACAAACCCTACCTTTTTGGTAAAGCTCTATAAAGTAGGTAACCCGACATCTGTATCTTTGTATGTTTATTCTGACACCGCAGGATCACCTAACGCTATTATTGGAACAGTTTCCACATTAAACGGAAAGTTGATTACCAGTAAAACAGACGGTGAGTGGTTTGCGTTTAGCCCAGCCGTTGGAACTTTAGCGGCAAATACCCAATATCATCTTGCGCTATCCACTGGTGCAACAGATGCCAGTAACCATATTGCGATAAGAACAACAGGTAGTAGTAAGTACCCGTTTGGTTATCTCAATAATGGGACTTCTACCCCCGTGTGGACTCCTATAAGCACAAAGGCCATGTGTTTCCTCATCCAGAACCCCACCACCAACTCCCTCCTGCAATCCGGTGGAATGTTCGACTACAAGCTGGCCTTCAACCCAGGCAACCCCTGGAACCAATCCCGTTCCGTGGCACAGCCTCTGTCCAACTTCTTCGACGGAAAGGAGTTTTCCTTCATTCACCGAGGAACCTATGCCGTAAGCAGTAACGTGGCTGACTTTCTGTATGGTCTGGATCACGACAGAATCACTCTGACCGTCAATGCTTCTGGTTATCCAGTTCTCAGCATTTATGAGTCTGATAGGACATTGCACCAAATAACTGGCACTGGCTCAGTCACTACCGGGAATCATGATGTAGAGGGCGTAATCCGCATGGTTGGTGATGGGGCTGACTATGCCACGTTGTATGTTGACGGTGTTTCTGTTGGAACTCCCCTGACCGCCCAGACCTTCACGATGGACAAAAACATGCGTGAGCTTGGAACGGCGAGGCTTGGGGACGGATTCGGCCTCGTTCCGACCTGGACTCAGGATATGCAGATGACGAGTCTGCCGAGTGCCCAGGGGTGGACTTGGATAGGTGCGGCGACTGAATCTGCGGCAATGAGTATACAGGGGGGAAAGCTGTATCAGAATGCAAATGGGTATACGAGTCTGCAAGATGGATACTACCTGAAAACAACGACCTTCAACAATGCAACAGGTTGGGCATTCGCCACAAAGTTTCGCGTAAATGCTGACGGGAATCTCCTTACTGNTTTTTCTGTGACGGTTGATCTTAGAGATGGAACAAAAAGATGTACCTTGAGTGTGCACGAACATTTATTAACCGTTGGGTATATCGGAACCGTTCAGTTTATTGTTCAAGGTGATTTCAAGTCGAGCGAGCATACTTTTCTGCTACAAGGAAAAGGGTCTGATTATTACCTGTTCATTGACGGTAAGTTGGCTGTGGATGGAACTGGAATGCTAGTTNCCGCATCAGCAAATAACCATATCGCATTCGGTGATTATGACACAGTAGCCGGAGGCAATGCAGATGCTATCTGGTCCTACGTCAAATACTACCAGGGCGGCATGCTTCTCCCAATCGCCAACGCCGGCTCATGCTCTGAGTTCGTGCACTGGTCGGGGGATAAATCCGACCTCTTCGCCCCTCTGTGGACCGCTGGAAGTCCTGTATCCGTGAAGCAACTGTGCGGGGTGGAGAAGAATTACATCGGTGAAGGGGTTGTTCAGAAGGAAGTAAGGAAGGGGGTTTCCAGCTCTTTCACTACCAGCTCTACCAGCCCTGTTCTTATCCAAGACATGGAAACCTATATCTTGGGTGGTGAACTCGACTCATCTTTTGATGTTACGTCTCTTTCTGCGACGACCAGCGGAGTCGTCACTAGATTCCTCACATACATAGAAGGGGCCGCCAAAAATGAGCAGTTCTACTCAACAGACAGCGCAGCTCAAAGTTATGTGCCAATCACCGGGCATGTAGATATAGAGTCTTATGTAGGTCTGCATAAAGCGGAGGTGAAAATGTATCCATCTTCCGCGGTAACTGTTGGGGGAGCAGGAAATAATAGACAATTCATTGTGGAGGCAAAATCATAATGAAATACACACTTCAGGAGGGACAATCCTTTGATCCTGAGATTCTTCGGCAGGAGCTTGTTGCTGCCATAGGTTCAGACGGCTGGCACATCAGCACCTCCGGCAACACCGTTGAGTTCGTTGGGGATGGTTTTGACCCAGAAGCGGTGATTTTGGCCCACTTTGATAATGGGGCAGCACGGGAAACTGCCAAGCTGAAGGCGAAGGTAAAGAATATCCGGGCCGCGGCCCTGGAGTGGTTTACCAAGAACTCTGGCATCGCCACGGTGTACGACCTCAACTATGGGGCAGCCCTTCTTGGGGCAAGCGACACAACCACGATCCTGCGGAACAACAAAACTCCAGCGCAGCACCTTACTGACTTTGGGCAATATTTGGGCATGACTGGAGAGCAGTTCGGGGCCTATGTTATGAATGAGAACAAGGGGCCTACCAGGCGTTTTGCGCTGCCCGGACATTGTAAACAGTAGCCATAGGGGGCTGTAATGAAAATCGTCTTTGTCTATGGCAAGCAGCCAAGCTCCACGCTGACGATGCTGGCCACAGGGTCAACCTGCTACCATGTTGGGTTCACAAACGGCTTTCACTTCTGGGATATGAACCTCATCCGACGCAGACGCTTGTGGGAGGGGTTGTACCCTGAGTCTAATGTGATCCTGAAAGATGCGCCGGTGGAGATCACTGCCGAGTATCTGGATTGGAAGCTGGATACGGACGACTCGCGCTATGGGCTTCTTGACTACCTCCTGTTCGCCCTCCGGCCGCTATACCACTTGTTTGGTCAGTCCACCAGGAACATGGGTGGAAAAATCTGCTCGGAACTGGTGGCTGATGACCTCAAAGCAAATGGTTGGCTTGTTGAGTTTGAAGAAGTTCCCGCTCCTGCGGACATTGAGCTTCTGGTTCTTGGCGTGAAGGATGCGATAAAAACCTGGGGGAAGCGATGATAATCACGGCCAGTGCCTTCAAGGGGAAGCTACCAAGGATCGAACCGCACTTACTGCCCGAAAGCGGCGCCCAGGTGGCCACGAATCTCACGGTGGAAAGTGGCGGCTTACGACCATTCAACATCCCCCTGTTCAATGCCACCCCCACGAAGGTCGGGACAAAACTTTCTTTGCACCGGTTCGGGGCTGCCTATTGGTTTCACTGGATTACCGATGTCAACGCAGTTCGCGGGCCTATTGCCGACAACGCGGCGGAGGTGACGTACTTCACCGGGGATGGGGTGCCGAAGGTCACGGACTCGTCCATCGCGGTGCAGGGCGGGGGCACGAATTACCCGAACGCGGCATATCTGCTTGGGGTGCCTGCGCCAACCTCTGCCCCTGGAGTCTCAGTGCAGGGCGCATCAACCGATCCCACGCAGGCGGAAGACCGGGTGTATGTTGTGACGTTTGTGGCCCAGATCGGCAGCGTCGAGATGGAGGGGCCGCCTTCTCCAGTAAGCGGGTCGGTGTCGGTTGAGCCAGCGCAGACCGTGGCCGTTACGCTCCCGGCTATCCCTGCCGGCGCGTACAACTTTATCAAGAAAAGAATTTATCGCACGGTCTATTCCGGTTCTGCCGGGGCCACCGAATACAAGTTGGTTGGCGAGGTGCTGGCCGCGGTAACAGCCTTCACCGATGATGTTGAGGGGGTTTCTCTTGGCGGTACTCTGGAGAGCACTGAGTGGGACCCGCCCCCGGCAGACATGCACAGCCTGTGCCTGCATCCTGGCGGGTTCATGGTCGGGGCGAAAGGCCTGGATCTTTGCGTGTCGGTGGCATATCAGCCCCACGCCTGGCCGGCATCATGGCGCCACAAGATGAACCACCCCATTGTCGGGGTTGCAATGGCCGGGTCGAGCATCCTTGTAACGACCACCGAGAGGCCGTATCTGATTGTCGGCTCTTCACCCGACACTCTGGAAAAAGAACGGATAGAGATAAATCAGGCCTGCGTGAGCAAGCGCGGCATGGTTGATGTCGGGTATGCCGCCGCGTATCCGTCTCCGGACGGATTGATGGTGGTGGGGCCGGGTATTGCCAAGAACGCGACCGAGGCACTGATGCGCCGGGAGGACTGGCAGGCTTACAAGCCCTCGACTCTCCTTGGGGCTTTCCATGATGGCAAGTATTTCGGCTTTTACGATACCGGCACGAAACAGGCGGGCTTTATTTTTAATCCGGCCAGCGAAGATTTCACCGACATCGACGTTTACGCCACGGCGGTTTTCACGGACAGGCTTACCGACACCCTGTACTTGCAGGTCGGCAACGATATTGTTGCCTGGGACGGAGGGGCGACAAAAAAAACGATGACTTGGCGCGGCAGGCTTTGGGACATGCCATCCCCGGCAAATATGGGCGTCGCGCAAGTTTTTGCGGCGGCATACCCGGTAACTTTCAAGCTCTATGCAGACGGAGTGCTGAAGCACACCGAGACGGTGGCCAGCCGTTTTCCATTCAGGCTGCCGGGCGGATACCGTGCAGATCGGTACGAGGTTGAGTTGTCCGGGACCAACGCGATCACGCACCACCCCGTTGTCGCGGAGACGATGCAGGAGTTGAAGCGGGTATGACCATAGCCACCCCAAAACTCAAAACGATCTCGACACAGGTAAATCCTACCGAGGTCCGGGATGCCATCAACACGCTGGGCCGGTATTTCGCGCTGCTGGATAAGGCGGGCGGTGTTCCGTCTGCGGATGATCTTGTCGCGGCGAACCTTGCATCTCGGGATTCTTCCGGGAGCTTGCAGCCGGTTGGCGGGGTGTATCCTGTGCCGGCAGCGCCGACAGGGGTGGCGGTAACGGGCTCATTCGCAAAAATATTCATCGAGTGGGATCAGCCATCGGTGACATCGGGGTATTCCTACACTGAGATATGGCGGGCGCAGGCAGACGACCTCGGGCAAGCCGTGAAGGTTGGGGTTTCATCGTGGAACCTGTACCCGGACCAGCCGCCCGACAACGTGCTTTCTGAGCGATATTTTTATTGGGCACGGCATGTCAACAAAAACGGAATCGCTGGGCCGTTCAACGCCACCGCCGGCCATTTGGGAGCGACCGCGGATGACCCGGGGTATGTGCTTGATCTGCTGGTAGACGCAAAATGGAAAGCAACCACGGCCAGGGCGCTTAATTTTATGGGATACCCGAGCAGGCCGAACGGTTATGCGTACAAGGCGACGGTGGCCGGGACTTCCGGGGCAACCGAGCCGACTTGGCCGACAACCCTAACCCAGACCGTTACCGATGGGACAATAACCTGGCGGTGCGAAGCTGCGGTATCCGCTACCCCTCCGTTTGAGGTCGGGCTGGTGAACGGGGTGGTGAAGACCGTTATCAAGGCGCTGCTGATTGGGGATGCAACCATAACCAATGCCATGATAAAGGAGTTGGCGGTTGATAGCGGAAAGATTGCGGATCTGGCCGTAGGCGAGGGTAAGATCGCAAACTTGGCCGTAGGCGAGGCGAAGATCGCAAACTTGGCCGTAGGCGAGGGTAAGATCGCAAACTTGGCCGTAGGCGAGGCGAAGATCGCAAACTTGGCCGTAACAACTGGAAAGATCGCAAACTTGGCTGTTGGTTCGTTGCAAATAGCAGACTATGCGGTAATTATCCCCACTTTTGCCTACGCAAACGATGTTGTCTCGTTGGCGGCAGGGACCACGCATGTTTTAATTACTGCCCCCCCGATAATAATTCCAGCAAGCGCCCCCAACACCACAGTAGCCATTCTTGCAAACTGTTTTCTTTACTATCAGGTTGCCAGTAATTCTGCATTGGTTATGTCGGTCTATAGAAACGGGTCTCTCCTTTATACGGTCGGATCGGGGACAGGGTATATAATGTGGCAGGAGCTATTTAATTGCCAAGATTCTCCTGGGGCGGGGACATGGACATATGACATCCGCTTCTCCTCTTCCGTGGTTGCATACGTTAAGGCACGGAGAAGTATAATTATCCTTGGGTGCAAAAAATGATAAAGCAAATGACATATTATGATCCAGACACGGGAGAGATTATAGGCCATATTTCCGGGACAGAGGATTCGTTATGGTTTTGGTTACTTGGAACTCAGTATTGGCATGTAGATGGGGTCTATGACGGAAGCGAGTACATCATAGACACGACCACAGGGGAACCCGTGAAGCGTGAAGCGGGGTCAGTGCCAATAAATTCTATTTCCAGTTTGCCATCGTTCCCCACATAAAAAAACATAGATAAACCGCTGTTGTTCTGATATTATGCAAGGCACATAGGAATAATTTTCGGTTACCATTGAATCCTCGCTAATGCGGGGAGATTCTAAGGCCCGGCTGATCTTGAAAGAGATTGCCGGGCCTTTTTGCGTTTGTGGGGATTGAATATGGTCGAGCATGGTGAGCTGAAAAAAGATTGGCCGATGGTCCGCAACGGGCTTGAGGTTATCTGTGCCAGACAAGAGTGCGACTTCATTCCTGAAGACATCTATTTTCTCATTAAATCAGGTCGGGCCGCGCTCTATGTGAATGGGGAGCGGGACAGCTTCACGGTCTTGCGGAAAATCACCCACAGCCGAACAGGGGAAGAAGGGGCCGAGATGGTTGTCACCTTCTGCGCGGTTGGCCGGGACTCGCTTGAGCTTATCGCAGAGATAGAAGAAATAGCGCGGGCTGCTGGATGTGCCTACCTGGAGATGGACAGCCAGCGTCGCGGATTTTCCCGGGCAGGATGGTCTGAAGACCGAATTATCTACAGAAGGAGCCTGTAATGGGTAAGAGCGGCGGGCAAGACCCTATAGAAGAAACAGAACAGGAAAGGGCACTGGCCGAGGTAACAAAAGGCCAGTGGGCGCATTATACCACCGACCTGCGCCCCCTTGAAGACCGATGGCTTAAAGATCTCCGCATGGACTCCGGCGACAAGTCGATGGTGGCCAGCCAGACAGCGGCGGGGATCGGGAGCCAGTACGACAAAGCGAAGGCTGAAACCACCGGAAATATGTTTACCAAGCAGGTTGATCCTTCCAGTGGTAAGTTTGTCGGGGCGATGACCGAGCTTGGGGTGTCAAGAGGGAAAGCCACCGGGGCCGGGGTATCTCGCGGCGTTCAGGCGGTAGACGATGCCACCGTGCAGAACCTACAGAATGCGGTGAGCATCGGGCGGGGCCAGGCGGCAGAGTCTACGGCGGAGATGGGCTCGATTGCCGGGAATGCCCAGCGGGAAGCGATGTCAAACGCCGACTTGCGGTTGCGGGGCGACATGGCGGACCAGGATAGGAGCGAGTCTTTGGGCAGTACGGCGATGTCTGCCGCAGGGTTCGGATTGTCAAAGTGGAAGACGCCCTCTCGACAAGAAGATAAAAAGAAGGAATAGGAGGACGCGGTATGGGCTGGGCATCTGATACCATGGCACAAATTACCCGCGAGCAGTGGGCTGACTACCAGGGGCGTTTCCAGCCCATCGAAGGCGAACTGCAATCTTACTACGACAACCCGCAGAAGATGGCGGAAGGGATCAGCGCGGCCCGCGCTTACTCCGGGAAGGCTGCTGACGCTGCGGCGAACAACGTCCGCATCGGATTGAGCCGGTACGGCCAGGCTGGACAGATGGACGACCCTGCTTTTTCACGGCAGCTTGGGCTGAACAAGGCGGCGGCAGATGTTGACGCGGCAAACTCCACCAGAGCGCACATCGTTGATAGAGACAATTTAATCCTCGCCGGGGGATTGACCACCAGAGGACTGTGACCATGAGTAGCTTATTGGGCCTGGGTACAAGTTACAAAAATAATGCGATGAACGGTTTTCGCCAGCTCGCGAACCTTGAGGAAAACAGGGAGAGAGCAAATGCGAATATCGAGTTTGGGAACGAACAGATGAAGCAACAGAGGAAAACAGCACAGGTTAGTGGGACTGTGACAGGGGCGGTAATGGGCGCACAAGTTGGATCTGCATATGCCGGAGTTGGCGCTGTTCCTGGCGCAGTTATCGGCGGGGTACTCGGCTTCCTTTCCAGTTCTCTTTTCTAGGGGAATACACATGGCCAGAAATTACATGCTAGACTTCATGCAGGGCTACCAGTTCGGCGACAACATCAACCGCCAGGACCGGGCCGAAGTCCGCCAGGATGAGGCGACCAGGAGATCAAACGAACTCCAGGACCGGCAGATTGCCAAGTACGACAAAGACCTGGGTGAGCAAGAGGCACAGAAGGGCCTTAACGCCGCCCGGTATGAGGTGGCGACAACCGGCGATATTTCACCGGAAACCCTTGCCAAGCTATCCCCTGAGTTTCAAAAGAATTACGCGGCCTCTTCCCCGGAAGTAAAGCAGGAATTGGCGGCGAAGGTGCAGAACCCCCAGCGGATCAGTGAAGAGCTTGACCTGTGGAACGGGATTTCCACGGCCCTGGATCAGGGCAAGCTGCCGGACGGAGAGATGACCAAGCGGTATCTCAATAGTGCCGGGAAGGAAGAGCTTGCCCGGCGCGGCGGGGATGATGGCCTGGAGCGCAGCGTCTTTGGGGTTATTCCCTCCCCGGACGGAAGCGGCTTGATGTTCGACCTCAAGGTTACGGGCAAGGACGGGAAGTCATACAACGCCCCGGCTACAGAGAAAGGGCTTGCCGCTGGCAATGGGGATGATGTCGTGGCCACGTTCCCGGTCCAGAAGGTTATCAAGTGGGGCGGAGATAAAGCTGCCCTCAACAAGATGCTGGAGGCGGAGCTGATTAGGGCCGGTGATACCACGATAATGGCCGCGTACCAGAAACGACAGGAGGCCGCGGCGAAGCGCGTTGCAGATCGGGAAGACAAGAGCTGGGAGTATGCCAACGATCCGTCGAAGCAGCCCAAGCCGGTGGCTATTGGCCCGCGTGGACTGTACGACCCGAAGAGCGGGAAGACCATCACGGGTGGTGGTGGCGCTGGCGGTGTCGGCGGAGGCAAGGGAAAATGGATACAGGACGAGAACGGCGAGTGGCAGTTTCTCAGCACGGACCAGACCGCGACCGGGAAGGGCAAGCAGCACGTCAAGCAGAACGAAGATGGCACCACTACCATCTATGACGAGGGCTCCGGGAAGATGCGGACTGTCTACACGCCAGAGGCCGCGATGCAGAGGGCGCAGGCCATGGCACAGGCAGAGGCGGATGCTGTCGGCAGCCAGTGGACTTCGTTGCAGCCGAGCGCCGAGAAGACCAACGCCCGGGCAAAGGAGATTTATGCGGAGTTGATGGGTAATGCTGTCGGTGCTCCAGCGGACGGAAAGCCAGAGGCCCCCAAGTTCTCACCGGGCCAGAAGTTGACGCAGGCCGGCAAGTCCTTTGTGGTTGATGCGAACGGAATTCCGCAGGAGCAAGGATCGAATCCGCAGGAAAAACAGCCGAGGAAAGGAAAAGAGCCTGCCGACGACCAGGCGCACATGACCCAGGAGCAGAAAGACGCGGCAAGCCTGGCAAGAGGGCGAGGGCTCGGGCCTCTGCCGGTTCCGAACAAGGCCCTTGCAGGATTAAGTGCAAACAACGAGCGCGTGCTAAGGGACGCAGCGGAGACCAAGGAAAAGGTCCGGGCCGGGCTGTCGAAGAGAGAGAAAACCGCAGAGGAAACAGAACTGGCGCGGCTGGCCGGGATAGCGGCAACCCTCAAGGCGAAGAAGGCCAGGGGCGCATTGAGCACAGGGAAAGACCAGGAAGACTACCAGAAGGCGCTTGATTTGGGCCTTATCACCGCACCAATCCAGAGATAGGAGCCGCCGATGGCGTTTGATCCGAATGCCCCGTTTGAGGTAGTGGGAGGCTTTGACCCGAGCAAGCCGTTTGAGGTGGTGGAGCCAAGGACCACGGGAGAGGCCATCAAGGACACCGCCATTGATGTGGCGAAGGGCGTAGTCGGACTTGGTGAGTCTGTGGTCGGTATCGCAGATATTGCCACCGGAAATGCGGCGGGAAAGGGGTTGTCCGCTATCGGGTATGATCCGCAGAAGACGGTTGATGTTTTGTCTTCCGGGTACAGTAAGCCCCGCCAGTTTGCCAACGAACAAATCTCGTCGGCAAACGGCTTCATGGAAACCCTTGGGGCGCTGGTTGATAATCCTTCCGTGGCCTTTGGCTCCATTGTTGAATCTGCCCCCATGTCTTTATCCGGCGTTGCTGCGGCGCGAGTTGCCGCCCTGCGGATGCTATCGGCCAACGGGATCAAGGCCGGGACCACGGCGGCAACGAAGTTTTTTGCCGACCCCAAGGTTCAGTCTGCCCTGGTTCGAGTCGGTGCGGCGGCAGAGGGAGCGCAGACAGCCGGAAGCATCCAGGAGTCCGGGCGGCAGGCGGGCAAGGAGTGGCAAGACACCGTTGCCCCGGCCCTTGCGGCTGGCGCAGGAACGGCGGCAATCGGCGTGGCCTCGTCAAAGATCCCCGGATTCAGGGATGCAGAGGCCACGGTTGCCAGTGCTGGCCTCGGGGCAAGTCGGCTTGGCGGGAACCTGCTTTCTTCCGGGAAAGAGATCGCAAAGAGCATGTTCAAGGAGGGATGGCTTGAAGAGCTGCCCCAATCCATGCAGGAGCAGATTTTCACCAACCTTGCCCTTGATAAGCCTTGGGATGAGGGGGTAGGCGCGGCTGGGGCACAAGGGGCAGTGGCCGGCATGGGCCAAGGTGGCGGCATGACCGCTGCTTCCGAGTTGGCCAACGGGCTGACACGCCCGGAAGAAGCGGGTGGTATCGCCCCCCCTTCGGCAGAAGCACCCATGGAAGCCCCAATCGCAGAACCCGCAGTAGCTCCCCCTGTTGTGGAAAAACCCAAAGGCCCGCTTGCCACCATCGCGGAAAAGGTTGTTGCCCGCGATCAGGCCGCGCTTGAAGCGGAGTACCAGGCGTATCAGCCGGAACTCCCTGGAGAAGGTATCGACCCGGCCACCGGGGAGATATTGGCCCCGCCAGTTGCCGAAGAAGACGCCAATTACGCAAAATTTCTTGAGAACCGTGCGAAGATTGACGCCGAGAACGAGGCGCTGAAAAAATTTTACAGCCCTGCTCCGGCCAAGGTCTTTGCCCCGAACGAACTGTTGCGTGGGCTTGAATCAGTTATCCCAAGGGAGAGCAAGAGGGCCAAGGATGGTCTGGATGATGCCCCAGAGGTGGACACTGGCGGTTTTTCCCCGGCATGGTTCAGGGAAAGCACCATTGAGGCGTTCGACAGAGAGCATGGCACCGCCCATGCTGGAAAAATAAAACCTCTCAAGATCATGTCAACGATCAGGAGCTATCTGAATGGGCGGCAGCTCAACGAGACCCAGGGGCCTGCGTGGGACTATATCCGGGACTATGCGGCCAAGAAGCACGGCGTGGACCTGCCGACGCAGGCGGATATTGTAGCCTCTCGCGCCCACGAAGCAGCGACCTCCCCGCTTAATGACACCCCAGTTCCCACCGAGGCACAGAAGAAGGCAGGGAACTACAAGGTGGGCAAGGTCTCCGTTCACGGGCTGGACGTGAGCATCGAGAACCCGGCAGGGTCGGAGAGGTCCGGCACAGACAAGAGCGGCAAGGCGTGGTCTCAGCCGATGTTGGACCACTACGGCTACATCAAGGGCACAGTCGGCAAGGATAAAGATCATCTCGACGTGTTCATCAACCCGGAGAACCCCGAGAGCGATACCGTTTATGTGGTGGATCAGGTTGACCCAGGCACCGGGGCCTTCGATGAGCACAAGCTGCTCACCGGCTTTGATTCTAAGGAGGCGGCCAAAGCTGCATACCTGCGGAACTACGAGCCGGGGTGGAAGGGACTTGGCGCCATTACCGGAATGCCGGTGGAGCAGTTCAAGGAGTGGGTTGAAAGCGGGAAGACCAAGAGGCCCGTAGCCCTGCCCATAAAGCGCGAAGACCTGGCCGTTGATCCGCCGCACGTCGCGCAAGGCATGGACAACCCGGACAACGCCCTCGGCCATTTCGAGAGCGCCATCCCGCAGGAAGACCGGGCGGAGATGGCGGACGTGTTTACCTACATCCGCAAGAACGGGTTGCATCGTCAAACATCATTTGCCCAGCAGCTTTTCAATATGGTCGGGGGGATGTACGAGAAGCGGACAGGGAAAAAACTTGCTATCCTGGGGGGGAATGCCGATAATGTAGCCAAGGAGGCCACCAATGAACTCAACACAGAAAGAAGGGCAGCGGATAGCACAGGAGTCCCTGGACGAGATGGAGCGGAAGGGGCTGGACCCGGAACATATCAAGGCGTTCCAGGGGATGATCGACAAGCCGGTGCCGGACCTGCCCGAACCGAAGTAACCAACAACACCCCGGACGCCTCTACCGTTCCCACGGAAAGCGCACCATCTGGGGTTTCTTCCCCCCCTGCGGTTTCGACCCAGGCTGCGGAGCCGGTCGGCGCGACGGCTCCCGCTTCATCTCAGTACAACCCTTTTCGCGACAAGGCGATTGATGCGCGGGCGGCATACGAGCGTCTTTCCGGCAGCACCAGCAAAGAGCGGGCAATGGCGGAGCATTTCCCCCTTGGTGTTGGGTTTGGCCGGGGCTCAGAGAGAAGCCGCGATAAGGCGATTGATTCGAGCGTGGACCGCGCTGTTGCTGTGGTTGAAGCGAAAAAGAAAATGGATCTGCTGGCGTCCCAGGCTGACGCATTCGACCGAGGGGAGATCACCCAGCAGGGAAGGCGGGTAAAATCTGCCGCGGAGTCGGAAGCAGAGCGCAAAGCAAAAAAGAATGTCTCCCTGCTTCCCGTCCTCAACATCCCGGGAGGCCATGAGATCACCAGGGCGCAATGGGCAAAGACTCACGCAGATTACAAAACCATCTCCGTTTCGGATGACGGGAAATCCAGATACCGGAGCATGATCGTCAACGGGGCACTCGCCCCCGTTTTTCTGACCGATGCCAAGGTGTCTCCCGCCACGAAAACGACCCCCCCCCCCCC